CTCAAGCCCCCGACTGGATTTGAACCAGCGACCAACGGTTTACAAAACCGTTGCTCTACCACTGAGCTACAAGGGCAAAACAGGGGAGGCCATCCCCCTGACCTAAAATTATTCTAGGTTTTAGTGAGGAAGACCCGAACATTTCCAGACCTTCCGACTCCACAACCTGGATTCGAACCAGGGACAAACGGTTTAACAGACCGCGACTCTACCGCTGAGCTATTGTGGATTATATGGTAGGAGGGATTTCTATGTGCGGACAGAATCACCTTTCACATCATCCAGTCTAAACCAGCGAGAGGTGTTGCACTTCCTACATTTGATGGCGTAAGTGTGATATACCTCATAAGGATATAACAGGGACTTACGCTCTATCAGTTTATATATTACACCAGTTTTGGAATAGTGTCAAGTCCAGAGATTATGATCATATTCCCAATGGCAGTTAGGGCACAGGGGCATTATATTTTCTTTCGAGTTTATGACACTAACCATAATATCTTCACTAAAAGAAGATATTGGTTTGATATGAGCAATTTCTATATGTTTATTATATCCACATTTAATGCATTCGGTAAAACCAAGTTTTTTAGCAAAAGCTCTTGCTCGTGTTCTAACCAATGCAAAAGCGGAAGACTTATGATGTTTTTCATATATTGCTTCTTTAAGTGTCATATCTTTTACTTCTCTATCCTTTAACCACAACAAATAGTGTTCTTTACAACGAGAGCGATTTGCTGTTATGGGAGTTCCACAATCAATACACTTATGTTCTGGTTTTCTTTTTGGTGCTATTTTATTATTATATGAAGCAGCACAACTTCTCCCACAAAACTTTGGATTTTTTGTTTCTTCTTTACAGAATAAACATTTATTCATAATGGAACCTTTTAGTTATTATTATTTATAATACCTAAGGTTCAAAAACATCTCAGGCTGGACTCGAACCAGCGACCGACTGCTTAGCTTACCACTACGAATTTCTTCGCCATCTCTGTTTGTGGTCTGGACTTTCTCTTTACCATATCCCAAAAGGACTTAGGCACTTCCCGTAAAGTCTCTACACCTTCATCTTACGATGCTTGGCTCGGGATTGCCATTTTAAAGGGTTCCCCGAATTTGAGAAGTTACATTCATAAAGTTTCCTTTATGACGCTCCATTTATGTTTAAGGCAGTTGCTCTATCCAACTGAGCTACTGAGACATAAGGAACCTCCCTGTTTGTGCATCGTTGAGAGGCATGGGAGGTGTGGGATTTATAAGAAGTTTGGACCTCCTCCACCCGTGAAACTAGTATAGGATATCAGAACCCTCTTGTCAACCCTTTGCTTCCTTACGGGTGTTCTTTTCTTCAGTGATTTCGGTTCTACGAGTCTTAACGAGTTTGGCGATCTCCTGAAGTGCTTTACGAGCGCGAGTACCAGCGGCATTATTACCAGCAGCAAACTTTTCGTCTTCTACTTTCCAGGCTTCAACAGCATTCAGTAGTTCTTGTGATGTAGACATAATAATCTCCATAAAAATAAGATATGTTTATATATAACACTTTTAGTTGCAGTCTTTTACCCAAGGAGCACAGATTCTCATTTCTCCCCCAAGTGCCTTACATTCTTCGGTATAACACACAGATTCATCTACAGGTTTCTCTGAAAAGATTGGAGCAGGAATCTCTACTGATTTTTCTCCAGTTTGTCTCCAATACTCATCAATTGCTCTATCTACATCTCTCTTAATTCTTCTTTCAAGTTTTTTATCATCTTTAATAATAAAGTCATTAAGAATAGTTTGTGGGAAATATTTTCGTTGCATCTCATCCAATAAGTCCCATAAAGTATTTGTGGATATTCCAGAACATTGAGAGAGTATTGCAATAATGGAGGACAATACGACTCCTATAATTGCATATTGTTTAATATCAGGTTTCTTCTTACCAAAATTGAAATTAAACATAAAAAAAGGAGGAGTATAGAACTCCTCAGTATTTATTGTGGACTTATGAATTTTAGACTTCAGTAAGAACTAACTTATTTGAGTAGTTATAAGCATATTCAGTTCTTGCTCCTTTATGTCCCCAACCCAACCAAGTATATGCTAAACGCATATAATATTCAATAGGTTTTCCTGGAACTTTCAATCTATCTTCAATACCTCGCCATTGTGGTTCAGTAATAATATAACGAAGTTGAGTATCAAGTGTGGAAGGGTCTCCACCAATACGAGCAGCAAACTTACCAAGACCATTATATCTTGGAGCATCGGTAAATTGAATCAATCCATAACCACCACTCCTACAAGCACTATAAGACACTCTAGCACCACCCTCACATACATTAGGTGTGAAGGTAGATTCTTGTCGGATATTGCCCATAATGGTTGCTAGGGCGTTTTTGTCAGTAATTCCTCGTTTCTGTAAGAATTCCAGAGTACGGGACTCATTAGTATTACATCCTTTACAAACTAATCGTTTTACTTTAGGTTTTTCGGGAACAACCTCTTTGGTCTCTGTCTCTTGAGTAGGACCTTCAGGAACAATTGCGAAAGGCGGTTGTAGTGCTGAAGATGTTGCCATACTCGGTGCTGGCAGTGTTGCCGCTGATGTTGCAACCGCACCTAAAAGAGCTACGGTTACATTTGTTAGGTTTTTAAGCATTAATTTTAATTGAATTCGGCATCCGTTTAGAAAGGGGGTACACCCAACCTCTCGGAGGGCACTTTCCACGGCTCTAATTGTCACGATCAAAGACTCATAATAATTACCCTGCTCATAACAGGGATTTCTTCATAATAAGTTAATATTTAGTGTTTGTCAAGTAGTCCAGTTTCTTAAGTGTCTCCGAGGTATTCCAGTGAAAAAACATCGTGTTCTGGGATATCAGGATTCATCCATTCTCTAAACTCTGCCTGAATTGCATAAGCATCATCAATATTCTTTTCACTCAAATAATGAATACGATCAATTGCCCAATCATGTGATGTTCTCAGAGTCTGTTCCAAAAGAGTCATATTAGGAGTGCTGTTGTTCACCATCCTATCATCTCCAAGGAGTTTCTGCAACACTCTAAATATTTTATATAAAATCTTAATCATGACTTGGAAGTATAATAGTGTGGACTTTACGGATGTACCAAAAGGAATGGAAGGATTTGTTTATCTCATTACAAATTTAACCAATCATAAAAAATACATTGGTAAAAAACATTTCTGGACTCGTCAAAAAGATCGTAAGACCGGCCGTAGAAAAACCAAAGAAAGTGACTGGATTGATTATTGGGGTTCGTGTGATGAACTTAAAGAGGATGTAAAAGAACTAGGTAAAGATAAGTTCTCTAGAGAAATCTTATACCTATGTCCTCATAAGAAATCTATGAGTTTTTATGAAACAATGGAACAGTTCAAGCGTGATGTAATCTTAAGAGAAGACTATTACAACACAAATGTAGAAGGTAAATTCTTTTCTAGTGAAGTGGATAGGATTTATGAACTGGTACTTAAGAGTTCTCAGGTGTCTTAAAGCTTAGATAAAACTTATCCTTCAACGGGGACAAACCTAGTCTAGCAATAAAAAAGCACCTTGTCAAGAGGTGCTTTGAGTTATGTTATAATACTTAAACTTTATGGTCTCCGCTTATTCAGTCTTTCTTGTTGTGCTTTTTTTGAATTATCTATTGGACTAATAGCAGATTTGATTGGTTTAGCAACTACATCCAGACCTTTGGTAAGGTTACGGACTGCTTTTCTTCCTTCCTCTGGAGTTTGATTAACAGGTTTCATAACAGCATTGATAAGTCCAGCGGCACCAGTTACTGCACCTTCTACAATATCACCAATCATTTCAGCATCCATTACCATCATCACATAATGTGCCTCTTCTACGGTGTCTACATGCCCCTCAGAGAGGAGATACTCCAGTACAAGGTCATAGGCATCATATTCGTAGGAAGAGTTTACTGCCTGTTCTTGTGCCCTCTTCTTATCTCTTTCTTGTTGTGCCTTTAGAGCAGCATCCACTGCCTTGGTGTCAATCTTAGCATCTGGAGAACCTTGTGTTGGAGTTTGATCCTGTTTCTCATTAGGACCTGGTTTAGTTCTAGTTGCAGAAATTTCATCATAACCAGACTGACCCGGTTTAACTTTAGCAGCAAGTTTTGGATGTAACCTTGCCCACTTTTGCATATCAGTTTCACCGGTTGGTGCCTTTGATTTTGATGGACTAGGTTTTGGAGATCCTGAAGAAGGTGTAGAAGGTCTACCACCGCCACCACCTGAAGGAGTAGATCCTCCACCACCTGAAGGGGATGAAGATTTGGGTCCTACGATCTTTGGACCTACAATCTTAGGGCCTACAATCTTGGGACCTACTTTGCCATCTCCACCTGCACCCCCAAGTTTTGCTCCCGCGTATCCAGTCAAAACGCCAGTTCCTGCTAATAGAGCACCTTTTGCAATTCCTGGAAGTGCTGCTTTTGCTCCTTTAGCGATATCTTTTACTTTTGTAACTGCTTTAGTAACTGCTTTTCTTCCCCCAGGACCAATTGCTCTTTTAGTGGCAGTCTTAATTAATCGTGCTGCTGGCTTAGCAGTAGCCATGACACCTCTACCAAGAAGTTTTAAAGCACTGCCAATTGCTTCATTTAAAATATCAATTTGCTCTACAATATAATCTTCAGAAACCGTACTTTCTGTAAGAATATTTTCATCAAAACTCAGGTACTTCTCAATGATAGATTCTTCGGAAGAATCTGCAAGAAATCCAATAATACCTTCTGCACTATAACCCTCATAAACCATTGAAGTTGAAATAGTAGCAACAATATCTTCTACTAGTTCCGATGCTTCCTCATCATAGTACTCAGATTCTTCATTTAAAAAATCGTTCTGTTGGATATTGATTTCTTCATACAAATATCCAACGCTATTGATGAAATCTTGCGAAATTCTAGACATGGTTATAACTTAAATACCTGACATACAGATATTTATAAAAATCAACCTGCTGGTTTTGCTTTTACTCCAAGTGCTTTATTACGAGCAGCATCTGATTGTCTTGCGGTAGCAAGTTTCTTGGCGGCATTGGCGGCATCTGATTTCTTATATGCACCTGCAAACATAGTTCTTCCAATTCTTTCTAATGGATTAGAAGAAGTTTTAGCAAGTGATTGAGCACTTGGGCCTGCCTTATAAACTGCTTTACCACCTTTAAATGCAAGATTACCCGCAACAGATTGCCCACCTCTTTGAACTACACCAGTCTTGGCAAGTTGAACTGTTTTTCTTTGCGATCCAGAACCTGTTGACATAAATGCAGGACCACCTGGTTTGGTTTGACTGAATGTAGTTTTACCCCCAATACCTTTAACTGCAGTTCCTGCTTGTCTCTGGCGATTTGCTTGTGCCATTGCGGCCTTTTCCTTTTTGGTGGCACCAGCAACAGTTTCAAATCCCTTTTTTCCCAATTCAGATCCGGCAACATATCCACCAATACCGCCAATTACTGCACCAGCGGCAGCACCCTTTGGACCTAAAACAGAACCTAATTTAGCACCAGTCAATGCGCCTGCTTTTGCTCCAGTCAATCCACCACCAACCGCAGAAGATGCTCCACCTAAAGCACCCGCTCTAGTTCTACCTCTATCTCTCTGCGATTTATACTCAATTCCACCTTCAAGACCAGCCCCGGCAACACCCAATGCTTTACCACCAACACCCCGCAAACCTTTTACGCCTGAGGGTTTCACACCTGCTGGTGGTTTTCCTACTGATGATTTAGCAGCAGGAAGTGCCTTTGGTTTTTTAGTAATATCTTTTACATTTACTGCTTGAATTGGTGGATTTGTTGCGGGTTTGGTGGAAGATGTTGTTGCTAATTTACCTGCTTTAGTTGCAGGAGTGCTTGAAGATGTTTTTACAAGTGCTCCACCTTTATTTGGTTTAGCATTAAAATCAATATCCATTTGACCAGAAGATGCTTTTGGTGCTTCTGGAGCACCCGCAGAAAGACGCTTTGTTGCTTTTACTGGTTCGGATGATGTAAATGGAACTCTCCCTTTACCTGCTTTTGTAAAATCTTGTGCTCCACCTGATTTTGTAAGTAAAGATGGTTGACGAACTTCTCCTGCGCTTCTAACACTGGTTCCAGAAACTTTAGTTGTTTTTGGTTCAGGAATTTCTAATTGTCCAGAGGGTGTTTTTGGTGCATCTGGAGCAGCAGCAGGAAGTCTTCTAGACGCTGGAGTAGGGGTAGGGTCAGTTGCAGTAAAAGGAACTTTTTTTGGATTTCTAAAATCTTGGGGTTTTCCACTACGAGTCATCAAAGAACCTTGTCTCGCTTCTTCTTCACTCAAATATGACTCTTGCAAAAACTGACTAAAGGACTTCATGTTTCTTTCTTACTTTTTAGTTATTTATAAAAAAAAGAGGGTCAATGAAGACCCTCTTGTGTGCCAGTTTTGGAAGTGGACTTATCCAACAATACTCTGCTTCCACTCTTCACTCATATTTGCCATAATTACAAGTGCTGCCTCATTTGTATCGGCATAACCTTCGGCAACTAGATATTCCAGAACAGTATCAAAAGTATCATACTCCATTTCCATATTCAATCTTGCCTGTCTTGGAGTTGGTTTTGCGGCAGCAGTTGATGGTGCTGGTTTTGGTGTTGGTGTTGCACCTACACTTGATCTAGCAGCCATAGCGCGAGCATCTGATGTTGAACTTCCAGTATTAATAGGAGCACCTTGTCTTACTTGCGATCTACCAATCATATCGGTAATACTAGTATCTTTTGCTCTAGGAGCAGAAGGTGCTGGTGTCGGTGTGGTAGTTGCGGTTGGTGTAGGTCTTGTTGTTCCTCCTGCGGGGGCAGTAGCAGGTCTTCTTGAAAGAGTAGTAGATCTAGGAGCGGGAGCAACAGGTCTAGAGGCTGGAGCTGCAGGTCTTGAAGGTGAAGGTCCAATAGGAGTATTTCCACCAGTTGTGGGACCACCAGCAGTTCCTTGGCGCGATGTACCTACTTGTGATGCTCTTGCTGCCGCCGTTTGCTGCAATTCTGCCCCCCTATAATTCGTTGGAAGACTACCAATTGGAGGTCTGGATACTGCAGTTCCTCTACCAGTTTGTCTAGGAGTT